CTGGCAGGCCGCGAATAAACGCCTGCCACCTTTTTCTAACTTTCATGGCCGACGAAACATCCATCTGCAACTTGGCTTTGGCCAAGCTGGGCATCAGCCCGATTATGGCGCTGACCGACGACAGCAAGCAGGCCCAGTTTTGCAACCGTTTCTTCGCCCAAACCCGCGACGAAGTCCTGCAAGGGCATCGCTGGAACTTCGCCATGCGACGCTCCGCGCTCAACAAGCTGGCCAACGCCCCGCAAAGCGAATGGGAGAGCGCCTACCAGTTGCCGGTCGATTGCCTGCGCGTCGTCCAACTCAATGGCTACGAACCCAACGAAAGGCTGGGGGAGTTTAGCGTCGAGGGCGATCAGCTTTTGACCAACGCGGAGGAGGCCAACATCCGGTATGTCGACCGCGTGGAGGACGGATCGTTCTACCACCCGCTTTTTGTCCATGCGCTTGCCACCATGCTGGCATCGCGTCTGGCAGGCCCGCTAACCGGAAGCCGCAACATGCCGCAAGAACTACTGCAAGAATACGAAGCCATCACCGGACCCAAGGCCCGCATGGCCGACGCCTTTGAGGAGCGCCTTCGGCGCAAGATGCCGTGGACGAACAGCGACCTTGTCGCCGCCCGCTACACCAAGTTTCCGTCCAGCCAATAGGTCATGGCCAATCTCCTCGTCACCGCCCTCAATGCAGGCGAGTTGAGTCCTTACATGGACGCCCGCACGGACGTTCAAAAATACCGCAGCGGATGCCGCACGCTGGAGAACATGGTCGTCCTGCCCTACGGAGGCGTCTACCGCCGCGCTGGCACCGAATACTTGGGCGAGGCCAAAAACGCCAACCAGCGTTGCCGTTTGATTGGCTTCAATTTTTCCGTGACCACCCGCTTTGTCTTGGAGTTTGGCCACCAATACATCCGGTTCTGGGGTAACGACTCACAAGTGCTATCCGGAGGCTCGCCCTTGGAAGTGGCCAGTCCCTACCAAGAAAGCGAACTGCGCGAACTGCAATACGTTCAAGTCAACGACATCATGTATCTCGCGCACGCCAACCACGCGCCGCGCAAGCTGACCCGCGTGAGCGACACGAACTGGACGCTGACCACGGTCGCGTGGAAATACCCGCCGCTCCTCGACCAGAACCTCACGACCACCACCATCGCTTCCTCCGCGGCCTCTGGCAGCGCCACGTTGACCGCCAGCGCGTCTGTTTTCCAAGCGGGCCATGTGGGTAGCCAGTGGGCTATCCAGTGGCCGCGCAACAGCGGGGCGGTGGATGAAGCCATTGACGCCAACAAGGTCAGCCAAGGTACGCTCGACATCCAAGGATCGTGGACAATCACCACGGTGGGAACATGGATTGGCAAAATCCGCCTGCTCCGCATCCCGCAGGAGAAAATGGATTTTAACGGCGGGCGCGATCTGACCGCCTTGGCCCGCTCGACGACGACCGCGACAGCCACCCGCACCGCCCACGGCTACGCCACGGGCGACGAAGTTTTCATTCCCTCCACCGTGGCCGCGCCCTTTGCCGGAACCTATACCATCACCGTTACTGGAGCCGACACCTACACCTTCACTGTGGCCAACAGCGGGGCCGCGTCGGCCAGCGATGCGCCCGTGCAGAACTTGACCAAGATGGAAGTGGTGCGGGAATTTACCTCGCTGACCACCGCCCGCAACTTCACCGCCACCGGCACCGAGGACGAGCGCGTCGGCCTCAAGCTGCGCGTCACCGACTACGTCTCCAACACCAGCGCCCGCGTCTTCCTTGAATCCACCGATTTCAACTCCGGCGGCACCGTCACGATCAACAGCGTGGCCAGCGGCACCAGCGCCGGAGCCACGGTCAACAAGTGGCTGGGATCAGTCATCACCGGAACCACCCAGTGGAGCGAGGCGGCGTTCTCCGCGGTGCGCGGCTACCCGCGGGCCGTCGCCATCCACGAACAGCGCCTTTGCTTTGGCGGCACCTCCCACCAGCCCAACACTGTTTGGTGCAGCAAGGTGGATGACTTTGAAAACTTCCAACTGGGAGTTGGCGCGGACGACGGGCTGCAATTCACCGTGGCCTCGTCCGAAGGCAACCGCATCGAATGGATGTTCAGCCAGAAGCGCCTAATGCTGGGAACCAGCGGCGACGAGTGGACAATCGGCGGGGCCGACAGCGGCGAAGCGTTCAGTTCGACCAACGTGCAGGCCCAGAAGCAAAGCAGCTTCGGATCGAAGACCATGCGGGCCATCCTGCTTAACGACGTCCTGCTTTTTGTCCAGCGGCGCGGGCGCAAGGTGCGCGAACTGACTTATAACTTTGAGCGCGACGGATGGGTTGCGCCGGATCTGACCGTCCTTTCCGAGCATGTGACGCAAGGCGAACTGGTCGAACTGGCCTTCCAGCAGCAGCCCGACGCCATCCTTTGGGCAGTGCGGGGCGACGGCCAACTGGTGGGCATGTCCTACGAGCGCGACCAAGAGGTCGTCGCATGGCACCGGCATACGACCGACGGGGAATTTGAATCCGTCGCCACCGTCTACGGACTCTCCGGCGCGGACGACGAGGTCTGGCTGGTGGTCAAGCGCACGATCAACGGGCAGACCAAACGCTACATCGAACGCTTTAAGGCCGAAAACCGCGCCAAGTTTGAGGCCCAGACCAAGGACGATTGGTGGTATCTCGACTGCGCCAAACGCTATTCCGGCACCGCGACGGCCACCATCACCGGACTGTCCCACTTGGAAGGCAAGACGGTCAGCGTCTTGGCCAACGGGGCCGTCCAGCCCGACGAGACGGTTGCCAGCGGTCAAATCACCCTCGATAAGACTTACACCAAGGTTCTGGCCGGTCTGCCCTACACCTCGATCATTTTGCCGATGAAGTTCGACTTCGATCTGCGCGACGGCCCGACCCGCGGACGCAAGAAGCGCATCAACCGCGTGGAGGTCAGCCTGTTCAAGTCTCTGGCAGGGGAGGCCAGCACCAACGGCACCGAGTGGCTCTGGATCTACCCGCGGGACTTCGATGACCCAATGGACGCCAGCCCGCCGCCCTTTTCCGGCGATGCCGAGGTCGTCGTCGCGGGCGACTATTCCGACGACAGCGACATCTATTTGCGCCAGCGCCTGCCTTACCCGTTCACCGTCCGCGCCCTTGTCGTAAAGCTCGACGCATACGGGGATTGACATTAGCTTGTTTTGACTAAACCCATGAGCCGCCAGCCCGTTCTTCAACTTCGCATGTTCGACCGCGACAAGGATCACGCGCTGCTCGTCGATTGGTGCAACGCGCACGGCGGCGAAGTCACTCCGGCCCATTTGCTCCCGCCGCTTGGCGTGATCGTGCAGCAAGACGGCGAGGATGCCGCCATGCTCTTTTTGTATTACGCGCTGTCCGCGGGCGTCTGCTTTGTCGATTGCGCCGCCACCCGCCCGAAACTTTCCCTCAAAGAATCCATCGAATGCTTTGACATCGCCATCTGCTATCTCAAAAGCGAGGCGCGTCATAATGGCTACCATGTCATGCTGGCCCACGCCTCTCCGGCAGTGGCGCGTTGTCTGTCGCGGATCGGGTTCCAAAAAAACAAGGAGTCTTTGGTCAGAATGTTTTGTCTGACCGACGAAAACTAAATGCCACAACTCGCCGTCCCTCTTGCTATTACCGCCGCGGTGTCCAGCTTGGCCTCCGCGGGTATTTCTTACTACGGCCAGCAGCAACAAGCCGCCTCTGCCGAGCGCCTCGCCAACTACAACTACCAAGTGCAGTTGCAGCAGATGCAGATGCAGGCGCAGATGCAAAAGGTCGCCGCCGAGCAGCAATACCAAGCGGGCATGCAGAACGCCACCGCGATGCAGAACGAAGGACTGCGCGTGGAACAGGAAGCCCGCGAACGCGCCAAGCGCATGCGTTCCGAAAACGAGCGCCTCTTGGGCCAGCAGCGGGCGCAGTTTGGCAAGGCAGGCGTGACCAGCGCCGGTTCGCCCTTGGCCGTCATGGCTGAATCGGCGGGCCTCATGGAACTTGCCGTGGGCGATGAACTTTACAAGGCCGACATGGAGCGCAGCGCCTACTACCGCAAGGCCGAGGTCGAGAAGTGGCAGGCCGGATACTCTTTGGTGGACAAAGCCGCCGCGGACTACAACGCGGCCAGCGCGTCCTTCCGCGCCCAGCCGATTCTCTTGGAAGGCCAGAACACCGCCAGCGCCCTGCGCGTCAATAGCTACGGGTCGCTGATCTCCGGCGTCGGTGACGCGGCCAGTATGGCGGGACGGTTTAACTTCGGAGGCGGCGATGGCAACAAGGGCAAGGCAACAGCAAAAGCAAACTGATCATGGCCAACATCCCGCTCGTCCAAATCCCCAACGCCCCGCAGACCGGATCGACCGCCGTTCCGTTGCCGGTGGGGGCCATCCGCACGCCCGACGTCGAACTCATGGGCATGATCGACGACGCCAGCTACATGGCGGTGGGCCGCGCCTACGAGAACCTTGGCAACGCCGGTCAGCAAGCGGCCAATGTGCTGGGCGACTTTTCGCTGTCAATGGCCCGCGCCAGCGACGAGGCCAACCTTGCCAAAGCGGACAGCATCAAAACCGACATGGTCGCCAAGTTCGACGCCGAGGTTGCCACCAAGCCGGAGAGCGAATGGAACAGTATCTGGGAAAACAACTACGCGCCCAAACTGCGCGACCAAGTGTCCTCCCTTAAAATGACCACCCGCGACGGACTCAACCGCCGCGACACATGGCTGGCCAACACCGAGAACGGGATCAAGGCGCAAGTGTTTACCAACGCCAACAAGGCCATGATCGGACGCGCCACGCAGGAGAAAAAGAACCAGATTGAGCGGGCCAAAGTAGACGGTCGCTGGGAAGACGCAATGGTTGGATGGCGGCAGGGCGCTATGGCTGGTCTTTGGACAACGGAATACGGCGAGTCCCAAATTATCGGCATCGAACAAGAGCAAAAAGCCGAAACCAAGCGCCAACTGTGGGAAACCGTTGACACCCAAATGATCCAGCGTCTGGCCGACGGAAGCATCGCAGAGGCTGACGAGGTGACCGCGGATTTGCGCCAAGCGGTTGAAAGCGGATCGTTTAAAAGCAAGTTTTTCCCATCACTCAACGGCGAGCCAGCCGACATCAAAAAGGCGCTGAAAATGTGGGAGGGCCACAGCCAAAACGCCACCATCGACAACTACAACGAGGCCGTCACCGGCATTGCCGAGGGACAATACGGAACCGTCGAACAACTGCGCGAGCAATGGAGCGACAAGATCGACACCATCAACATGCAAAAGCTGGAAGCGGCGTTTAGCCAGTCGCCCGAAGAACAGGCCAAACGCCTCGCCCAGCGCCCGCAACTGGTCACCGCCATTGACCTCTACGATCCGTCCGTTGACCAAGAATCCAAGGAATTTGACCGCTTGCTGTCATGGGTTCACACCATGCCCGCCGGATTTCAAGCCGACTTGAGTCAGATGCTGCGCGACAAAAAGAAAGACGCGCAACCCAAGCCCAGCACCGCCATCGAAGCCATCAAGCAGCGTAGCCGCGAGATGTTCACGCTGGGCAAATACGGTTCGATCAAAAGCGAAGAAGCGTGGCAAGCGGCCAAGACGCGCCAGTCCCGCGAGATCGACATGCTCAATAGCTGGGCATCAGCCAACCCGAAAGAAGCCGCTGACGCGACCAAAGTCACCGAGCAATACAACCAGATCCGCACCAAGATTTACCAAGAGGACATGGCCGATGGCGTGGCCGACACACCCAAGCCGGAAGTGCTTCAAGCGCCGACCATCAACCCGCGGCGCGTGTTGCAAGACCCGCGTTTTGGCCCGCAGACCAACGCCGGAACACGCCGCGCTCCAGCCTCCATCCGCAACAACAACGCCGGAGCCATGTGGTATGTCGGAGGATGGCAGAAGAAATTCGGTGCCGAGTATGGCCAAAAGCTCAACGACGGCTTGGGCCAAGGCAACCAGATTGCCAAGTTCCCCACGCCGGTTCATGGAGCCGCCGCGCTGCTTTACCAGCTTGACCGGCCCAGCTACCGCAACAGCAGCGTGCGCCAAGCCATTTCCAAGTGGAGCGGGGGCAATAATGTGTCCAGCTACCTCTCCATCCTGCAAAGCGCCGGATTCACCGCCGACCAAAGCGTGGCCGAAATCATGGCGTCACCCGAAGACGCGATTGCCTTTGCCCAAGCGATGGCCCGCCACGAAGCCGGACAAGACTTCCCGCTCGACAACAGCGGGTGGCAGCAAGCCTACGAGATGTATCGCAGCGCATGACCCCGACCATGCTCAACGAGGGACGCGCCGTTTCCCGCGGCGCGGCAGGCAGGCAAACCGCAGACTTCACGCTGGCCATCGATGACCAGCGGGCCAGCGAACTCTACGACTCCTTTGATGCGGCCAGTCCGCTGGAGCAGGAACAATACCGCAGCGCCCTCCGCAACTGGGCGGAAACCAAGTTGGCCGAGGAGCAGTCCCGCAATTACGACGATCTGACCGGCATCTACGCCGACGTCAACAGTTGGTGGTCTGACTCCGGCGGCGGGCAGGCCGACGACGAAGTCAAATATGGCGCGGCCAACCGCAAGTTCATTGCCGCCCAGACCAACCAGACCGCCCGCGAAATGGGCGACTTGTATCCAAGCGAACGCGACCGCTGGTTTTTGCAGAACATGGGCAAAGCGCCCAAGACCGAAAGCGAAGCCTTTGAACTTGTCCGCAAGTCGTTTGAGACAAAGAAGCAAACCGACGAAGCCTTGGACTTGATTACGGGCGACGTTGCCCTCGCGCTGTTTGACCAAGTCAACAAAGGAGCGCCGGTAGACATCCCGACCTTGATGACCAAGTGGAAAGAGGAGAACGCCGAGATCCTCGATGCTTTGCCGGACAACTGGGAGGCCAACACGCTCAAAGCCGCAGAACAATACTACGTCGAAAACGAGCAGATGCTGCGCGACCACGGCGACGTCCTGCAACGACTCTACGCCAACATCATCAACGTCACCGGACGCAAGGTCGAGGGAGCGCCGGAGGATGACGTCAAAACAGTCGAAGACCTCAACGCCATTATTGACGGGCTGGGCGAACTGCCCAAGGAAGTGCGCGACCGTGGCTACGCCGCCATTTTTATGGCCGCAAAGCGCCAAGGGATGGGCGACAAGGGCTTCTGGGAAATGGCCGCGGAGGCGTGGCCGCGCTCGCTCAACATGGTTCGCACGACCGCGCTGGTCGCGCAGGAAACCGACGCCGAGGCCAAGGTTGCCCTCCTGCAAGGCGAAGGCCTAATCTTCCGCAACCGCTCGACCGGCCAACTGACCCGCGCCACCGGCACCGCCTTTAGCCCGCAGGACTTTGAAGAAGTCAGCGCCGAGGAGCGCGGCACGCTGCTCCAGCAGTCCCAGCGCGAACTGCAACGATTCAACGTCATCCGCGAACTGCGCGACTTGGCCGACAATCGCTTCGATCCGATCAAGAGCAATGCCACCGGCATGCTCAAGTTCGCGCAAGACGTTGCCCTCTTTGGGCCGCAATCACTGGCTTTTACCGGAGTCGCCGCAATCCCCGTTGTCGGCCCCGTTTTGACCGGCGCGGCCATCTACGCCGACGAATACAACCAGCTTCGTCTGGAGGGCTTCACGCCCTCGCAATCACGCACCTTGGCCGCGGTTAGCGCCCCGCTCCAGACCGCCGCGGAGGTCTTCGGAGCCAAGCTGCTTTTCGGGCGCTACAAGTGGTATCGGGAGACGATTCAGAAGCTCATTAATCCGGCGCGGTTTGCCCGTTCCGCACAGTTTGCTACGGGCTTTTTTGGCAAAGTTCTTGGTGAAAACATCACCGAAGACGTTCAGTTTTTTACCACGCCTCTGGTCAAAGAGGTCGCGTCTTCATTGAGCGACGAGTTCCCCGACGTCAACTGGGAGCAGACGCTGACCCAGTGGAAAGACACCCGCTTGGAAGTCTTGGCCGCGACTCTCATGCCGGTCATTGGCGGTCACATGGTCGAGACGTTTGCCAATGGCGAGCGTTTCACCAGCGCCGAGCGCCGCAAGAAAATGCTCTACGATCCGACCGGCATCAACGAGCAGGAGCGCCGCTACATCGAAGACGGCACCACGCCGGAGGATCGCCGCAACCGCTACGTCGAGACGCTCAAGCAGATGCCGCCGGAGCGCGTGCAGGCCACCAAAGATCGTCTGGCCGAGCAGTCCCGCGCCGCAGCGACCAACCAAGAGGACGCCGCCATGCCCACGATGGAGACGCAAAAGGACACCGCCGGTCGCATGACCTACATCGTGCGCGACGAAAAGGGCGTCGAGCGTTACCGCACCACAAGCCAAGAGGCCGCAGAAGACGCCTACCGCATGGCGGTGATGAAATCGACCGCGGCGCAATTTAGCGCCGATCGCATCGCCACCAAAGAACTGATCGACTGGTGGACGCAACAAGACCCCAACAACGTCGTCCGGTTGGAAGGCTCCCGCACCGCCCAGCAGGAACTGGAGCGCCTGCAAGGACTGGGCGACACCGCAGGCATCGAAACCCTGCACCGCCGCATCGCCCAAGACCCGCGCACCGCGGGGCAAGATTACAGCACGCTTACGATCCTTGGCACCGCCAGCATCGAAACCGTGGCCGAGGGCGTCTTCCGCGGCGTCATCGCGCTCAACGAATCCTCGCGCCCGAAGGACGCCTTGGAGGAGATCAACCATGTTTTCGTCCGGCGGGCCGTCGCCCAAGGCAGCGTCAACGAGCAGCAACTGCGCGACTGGCTCACCGCCACCGAGGCCATTACCGGAGAAACCTACGCCAAGGACAACTTCGACGACATCATCGAATCGCTCGCCATTGTGGCCGAAGCCTACGTCAGCCAGCGTATCGACCAGAACGCCGAGTCCCAGCTACCGGCCAGCTTTGTCGATTACCTCAAGCGCCTCGTCCAAGTTCTCAAAGAGGTCATGGCCCGCGGTCTGGCGCTTCGCAGAGGATTTGCCGACGGCACGCTGGGGCAGAACTACGAGCAATTCCTTGCCGAGTCCGTCGGACTGGCCGACCAGACCGTCGTAGACCGCTCCCGCGAAAAGACCGCGCAGGAGGTTGCGCCGGATGTGGCGAATTATTCGATTGGCTTGCGCGAACCGGACGCCTTCCGCCTCAACAAGCAAACACTGCCCAACGGCAACGTGCGCTTCATCGCATACCACGGCAGCGAGCAGGCTTTGTCGGAAATCCAAGACCAGCCGATTTACGTCAGCAGCATGTCCGACGGCGCGGGCTACGGAG